AATTGCCGCAATATCATCGACCACACCATCACCAACGGCGCCAAAGTCTTTAACGCTGATAAATTCCTGAAGTTTTGTCTCTACCGTTTGAGACAACTGAGCAGTGCCCGTGCCAGTACCCACACCAGTTGCAATAAAGTGAGTGCCAACCGTGTTATTTACTGCACCAATCAATGTGAAGTTGGTTGTACCAACAGATGCGATGCGGTAAATTTTGCCAACAACGAAACTACCTGCTGTAACAGTGTAACCCTGCTCATACATGATGGAATCAGCATCATTGGCAGCAGGTGGTTGCGCGGACGAAGGGATGTTGTCATAAGTTGCAATCAACACCTCAGCAGATGTTTTGACAACGAACTTATAACCGACCCCTAGCTGCAACCAAATCTCACCGCCACTGGGCACACGACCCGCAGCGTCCAGCACAATCGGGTTGGTGTGCAAAGACGAATCCGAGTTGGTCGTATATGTAGGGTTCGGAGTAGTGGTTCCAGCAGCGTAGGTGTAAATTTTTCCACCAGACAACGGATTGCCGTTGTTGTCAAAAAACTGCGCACCAGCGCCAGCGAAAAGGGAAAGCGTGACGCTCATAAATTACTCCAGCAGGATCAAGCCACCGTCCTCTTGCACGAGGTTGTCGCCGTTTTCGCAGAGAAGGTTGCCAAGAGCCTGCTCAGACCCCCGGCCACCAAAGAGAGAAAGGATGCCACCCAGCCCAATACCGATGGCGTTGCGGGCAGCGAGAAAGCTCATTTTGTGTTGATCGGCTTGGCGTAAACCGTGCCGCCAGAAGACACTTGGATGGCGCTCACACGCCAGATGCCGCTGGCACCCACGGGCACCTTAAACGGAATCGGGGTGTAGGCGGGGATCGGGGTGCTGGCGGTCGTTGCCACAGCGCCTTCACCGACTTCGATGTAGCAGGGCTGGTCAGACCAGACCATCACGCCTTCAGGACCGGCGTTCCAGCCAGTCGTAGAGCCTGCGGTGCCCGTGTAAGAGGCAGTCTGAGCCGGGAAATCGGCTTTGGAGAGAGGGTTGAGAAGTTCCATTTCGGCTCCTTATGCGAAAAATTTTAGTCTGTGCGGGGTGGACAGGCAAAGCCCACGAAATCAGCGCATTTCATCCATCTGCCCTTGCTCAGGCGTTTCGGCGGGCAGTTCCATCTGAGGAACACCGGCAACCAGATCACCAGTGTCCAGTGCGGCGGCGATAGTGCCCATCACGATGTCTTGAATCTGCTCGGGGGACATGCCCGCCTGCACCGCGCTGATACGCTGTGTCTCGGCCTGATACGCCTTGATCTGGGCCTCGAATTCCTTGACGGCGATGTCTTTGGCCTCCATCGAGCTTTGCACGTTTTGCAGCATGTTGAACATGTTCTGCATCTCGGCCTGCATTGCCTGAATCTGCTGGTTCGCGGCAGATAGTGCTGGGTTGTCCTCGTCGGCAAGCACCTTGGGGTCGAGTGTCTTCTGAAACCGCTTGGCGAGGTCTTGAGCGCCAGGCCAGTCCATGTTCTTGACGAACAAATCGCCAGCAACTTGCCACAACTGAGGGTTGCCTTGCAGCAACTGAGCCATCGACTCAAGGGCTTCCTGACGCTTGGTGGCGTAACCCGGACCGGTGATGACGCGCACATCGTACTTGCCGACGCCGGGGTTGTAAATCTTGTCGATCACAACACCCTCTTGATCGACGATCTTCTTGACCGGCTCCTCTTGCGTCGGGTTCATCTTGACGGTCGATGGTTCACCATCCTCGCCGATGATGCGGGCGATGCGCTCCGTGTCGTAGATTTTCGGGATCAGGTCGATCAATTGGCGACCGATGTGGCGGATGGCGCGGGCGAGGTTGTCAACATAGTGGTATGTGCCAACGTCGCTTTCCTTCTGACGCGCAAGGATCGCCTTACCCGACCGTTCGTTGCTGGTCATCCCCAACGATGCGTTGTACTGACCCGTGGCGCTCTTGATGTCCTCAGCCGCACCCGCTTTGGCCTGCAACAGCCCGCTGGAGGCCATCGGGGGCTGTGCTCGCTGGGGTAGTGGCAACACCGCACCCTGACCGTCCGTAACGTCCGGGTTGACCTCCAGATAGGGCCAGTTGTTCGTGTTGGCCGTCTTCCATTGCTGCTCATACCCCTCAAACTGCCCACCGTAGCCGATAAACGGGGCTTTGGGTGCCAGCGCCAACATCTCGGCCTCCTGCGACACCCAATAGTTGTACATGCGCTGGGCATCCTTGGCGTTGCGCACCAAGCCCGACACGTACATCCGTCCATCGACCTCAAACTCGTTGCCGACAACGCGCACCACGGGGATGAACGATCCAGCCCAATCGCGCTCTTCCAGAATTTCGTAGCCGTTGATCTTGCACCAACGCACCCGCTTGCGATCTGAGTCGCGGGAGCGCAGAGGCTTGCCAAACATGAGTCGGAGCGCCCGGTCTTCGGGGGTGTTGTCAAAGGCGGTCTGGTTGCCCGGGTACAGGTTCAACCGGGCTTTTTCATACTCGACGTAGAAATACTCGGCGATCCGAACCGTGTTTTGGTTGATCCACTGGCTGATCGACTGGTCGCCCACACCCAGCGACATCAGGGTCGTGATGGGTGCGGCGTTGGGGTACATGCGCTCGTACTCGGCTTTGGTCATGTCCTCGGTGATGAAGCACCAGCGGGCATCCGCGCCCGTGGGGTCTTGAATCATCGGGTCCATGTAAACCGAGAAGCTGTTGCGAATCCGACCAATCTTGATGTCTTGGTCGAAGGTGGTTTCGTCGCAATACTCGGTCAGGATGCGAACGTAACCCTCACCGTAGGACACTTGATTCTCGCAAGCCGTGTCGTAAGCGACATCGGCGTCACTCAGGTACTCGATGTGCCGGATGACCCCGTTGTACACCTCTGCCATGTCAAGGTCCGCCTTGTCGTCGGCAGGAATGACCTTGATGCCGGGGCGGTTCATTCGCTGCTCGTTCGTCACGTGGCGAACGTGCTGAGGCAGTTTGTTGATGGTCAGGCAGGGGCGGGCGTTGATTGTCTGACCCTGCACCGCGCCGCGCGTCTGGAGCACGTCAGCAGGCCATTGCCATTGGTTGTCGGGAGAGCCCGCGAAGAACCGCAGGTCATCAAGCTCGTTTTCCCGGGTCTCGGAATAGGCCGAAATCGCCATAGTCATGCGACTACGGGCGACAGTAAGAACGTCCTCGGAACCACCTTTCGACGGGTTGGGGCCGTTTTTGGCTACGTTTGCGACAGCCGTGATTCCGGTGGTGTCTTTCATGCGTCAAATACTCCGAGAGTGTGAGCCTCACGCATCACGAGCAGGTTTTCACCCTCCCATTGTAGCTCCTGACCGATGGAATCACCAAACAGCACCTTGTCGCCGACTTTTACCTCTCTGGTGTCCGGTCCAGCGGCCACCACAACGCCCGTACCGGTCTGTTTTTGTCGCAACAGCACGAACAGATCGTGTTTTTCCATGTCGGGGCGCACAATGAGGCAGTCTTGACGGGCTTTCAGGGTCATTTTCGGTAGTCGTTGGGGTTGGTTGCTCTCACGAACCCATCCATGAGGTCAAAGCAGCGCCATTTTGGGCGTTGTGGCGGGTGTTTCGTCGCTCATTGTACTCACGATGTGCCACAGGATAGGCAAAAGTGACAGCAATGGCGTCAGCAGCGTCGGGAGAAGCCAGTCCCCGCGCCTTCATTTCCTTCTTCCCTTCGAGAAAAATGGTCCCTGCGGAGTTGGGCTTCTTCATCGGACCGATCAGATCACCCTTCAGCAACCTGTCCTGCGGGATACTCGCTGTTTTGAGCCAGTCGCGCATCGCTCCCCAGATTTCCGCCCGTTTGTTGCCCCACATCACCGGGTTTTTCGCCTTCCAGCCGAAGTTCACCCCTCTGACCTTGTACTTCTGCTCGACCAGTCTGTCCAACACCCCGTAGCCCAGCCCACCCTCGTCAATCACCGTCAACGCGGGCCGATACTCTTCGATGGCGTCGATGACATGTCCGACCGTGGTCATGGTGTCGTCACCCCTGAATCGCCTGATCGCCACGATGTCCCGCCCACGACGCACGGCAATCACAGTGCTGTCCATGCCCCCACGGGCCGGGTCAACGCCGAGGATCACGGGTGCAGTCATGTCCTTGTACTGCGGGCGCTTCATGGCGTCATCGACAAGGTGTGGGGCGATGAACTGGTCCTGTCCACTCTTGGGAAAGTCCCCATACACCTCAACCCGCGCCTCGTCGGAGTCTTCGCCGTACTCGTCGATGATCTGCTGGTAAATCGTCTTGTCCGTGCCCTCGACGGTACGGGCGTCGATCTTCTCACTCTCCCAAAACTCCCGCTTCGACCCGTCCACGGCCTCGTAGAAATACCCCGTGTTGCGGCGCCCGTTGCTGAACGCCAGCCAGTACCGGTCCAGGATGTTCTCGGTAAAGAAGCCCGCAGCCACGGACCAGATGCTGTCCGGGATACCGCTGGCTTCGTCGAAGATCACCATCATGCCGTCCATGTTGTGAACACCGGCATAGGCGTCAGGGTTCTCCTCGCTCCACAGCTTCCCCTCAGCCCCCCAATACCGGGTGCCCTTCTTGAGGTCACGTTCGACCAACTCAGTCAGCCACGACGCGGGCGACAGACTCGTGGCCGTGGGTTCCCACCAGTGGGCGTTCAGCGCCATCGTCACCCACTTGGTCAACTCACCCCACGTCACCTTGCGCAACTGGTTCTCGCTGTTGGCCGATACGATCACGCTGCTCCCGATCCTGGTGGTCAGCATCCACAGGATCAACCAACTGACCAGCGCCGACTTGCCAACCCCCCGCCCGGACGACACCGCCCTGCGCAGCGCGTCGATCAACTCACCGTTGCTCAGCTTGCCCCGGTTCTCCCGGATGAAGTCCCGTATCCTGCGCAGGGTCCGGCGCTGCCACGCCCGAGGCGCCTTGAAGTGTTCGAGTGGGGTGTTCTTCTGCCCCCACGGGAACACGAACAGAACAAACGCCTCGGGGTCGTCCTTGATCGACGGACTCCAAAGCTGAGTCATCAGCGTCTGCTCGTCCTCGGGGCTGTATCGGGGCTTTTGCATCAGGTCATCCAGTCACCAAGGGCACTCGCTGCCACGACCACCAACAGTCCAACCAGTATCCACAGCATCATCTGTCCTCCAGTCGGGGTGTCACATCGACCACTTCTGCCTCAATCACCCGGGCGTGTGCCGCAGCCAGCGCCTCAGTGATGGATATGCTGCCGCCGAGTTCAACCTGCTTGACCTCACCGTACCGCTTCCGATTGTGGGCACCCATGAGCCACTTGCGCGTGTCGATGCGCAGCTTGTCCCGGTTCACCGTGTCGTTCGATGTGGGGTCTACCGATTCGATCCCATCGGCAATCTCAAGAATCTCACCGGCCAAGAACTCGGTGCGCATCTCCTGCGCTTCCTTGAACCGTTCATGGCGAGTGGGGTCACGCTTGACCCATCGCAGGAAGTCTTCATACGAAATGGCGCGGTAGTCATTGTCAATCAGCGATTGCAGGGACCGGCCTCGGTAGATGTCTTCAATCACCCGTTCGAAGACTTGCTCATATTCGATGTGCAGCAGTTCACGCGCCGACTTTGAGGGGCGCGGGGGCTTGGGGTCTGGGCACGACAGCCAGTTTGGGAGTGGGGTTTCGCCGGTGACAACCGTGCCTAGGGAATGAGGGTGTCCTTGTTCCATAGTGGGTGGGAGTGTACATCGGAGTTCGGGGGCTGTGCAACG